GATCTTTACAATAGAATCGTCGTAAGTGGGGTTCACTTCGATCCCCCGACTGGGCCCGAGGTGGTGGCTAACCCATCTCCAGAGGGTTTCTTCCAAACACAGGTCAGATTGACCTTTGAAACCTTTGAGGATCTGTAACCATGGCTTTTTACCGTGGACAGCAAGGCTCCGTCAAATTCGATGACGCGGGTTCTTCTGCTGCAGCTATCACCAGCACCCGCTCTTGGTCTTTGACCGTTGAGAAGGAATCGCTGGATACCACCGCTCTGGGCGCTACCTACCGAGCAAACGTCGGCGGCCTGATCAGCGGTTCTGGCACCTGCGAAATCCTTTACACCGCTTCCAGCGCAGACGAAACCAACGTTTTCATCGAACACGTCAATACGGCGAACGATGAGGGTGCTGCTCTGTTTGAGCTGTATCTGGACACCAGCGGCACCAAGAAGATCAGCTTTGATGGTGTCATCACCTCGGCTGAATACTCCGCAACCGTGGGTGAAATCGAAGTCATTACCCTGAACTTCGTGACCAACGGCGCCATCACCCTGGACATCTGATCATGGCTTTTTATCGCGGCCAACAAGGTACGGTCTTCTTTGACAAGGCCGGTAGTGGTGGTCTTTCTGAGATCGCTGCAGTGCGCTCCTGGTCAATGACCGTGGAGAAAGAGTCGTATGACACCACTGCCCACGGCGCCACCTATCGCGCCAATGTCGGTGGTTTGATCAGCGGTTCGGGCACCATCGAGGTGATGTATGACGCCCCCGGTGCTGGTGACAAGCTTGACCTGCTCACCGATGTCAACCAAGCCACGGACGAAGCCGATGCAGCCGTTGAGCTGTACTTGGACGAATCTGGCAGCAAAAAGCTGACGGGAACCATCGTCGTGACAAGCGCCGAGTATTCCGCTACGGTTGGCGAGATCGAGATTGTGACCATCAATTTCGTTTCTAGCGGAACTCTGACCCTGAGCATCTAATGCCAGCCAACAATCAGCGCCCTGTTGATCTGCTCACCGGGGCGTTTGACTTGAATCAGCGTCGTCGGTTTGACATCAAAGGTCCCGATGGCGCTGTTGTTTTGTCTTTGTACTTCAAGCCCATCACCCGTGCTGACCGTAAGCGGGCTACCACCCTTGCCGGGTCTGATGAGGCACTGGAGATCAGCACACAGATGCTGTGCCAGATGGCGGAGCTAGAGGATGGCTCCAAGGCGTTTGCCGCTGCTGATGCAGCCAAGCTTCAACGTGAACTGCCCGAAGCGGTCCTGAACGATCTAGAGCTGTTTCTGTTTGGCCTTGCTAATCCGACCACGCTGGACGAAGCAAAAAACGATTAGAGGAAGACTCTTGGCTTTACTTTGAGTTCTTCCTAGCAACAGAACTAGGCAAAACGGTTAGTGAGTTGAGGAGCCAGTTGACAGAGGCAGAATTTGTCATGTTTGCTGGCTACTACGAAATCAAGGGCAAGCGAGAACGGGAGGAAATGGAAAAAGCTAAGTCAAAGGCACGGCGATAGACTGCTGATACGCGAGGCGGTCGATTTGTGGCGCAATCCGTTGTTCAGCTAATTGTTGACGCCACGCGGATGATCAATCCGCTGAATAAGGCGGACGAGGCTAGCAAGCGGCTGGGCGCAACCCTAAAGGGTGTTCAGGATATTGCCAACAAGGTTGGTTCAGAATTTGGCAAGGCGGGGCAGGCAGCAGGGCAAGCAGCTCGCAAGTTTGACGAGTTTGGCAAACAAACCCAGCAGGCGAGCAAGCAAGCCAAGCAGATGGCTGACAGCATCCGTGGCATTGGTGCTGGATTTGCTCTTGGCGCGGCGATTACTGGCATAAATCAACTAGCAAGTAGTTATACGCAGTTCAAGCGATTAGGGGCGGCAATCAACGCCACCGTTGGAGATACGAACGCTTTTCAGGCGTCTTTGAGCAGCGTTTACAAGGTTCAAGCTTTAACCGGTGAAAGCACCATGGAGCTTGCGCGACGCATGACCTCTTTGTTGGTGGCTGCCAAGGGTACTGCATTTGAAGGTGCTAAGGCAGCGCAGACATTTGAACAGCTTCAGATGTTGACTGTTGCATTTGGCGGCAGCTCATATCAAGCCGAAAAGGCTGTTTATGCCCTTCAGCAAATGATGAGCAAGGGCAAGGTTAGCGCTGAGGAATTGCGCGGACAGCTTGGCGATGCATTACCTGGCGCCCTTGAATTATTCCGGCAGGCATATAAAGGCGGAAGTGTTACTCAATCTGAGTTCAACAAACTGATTGACGATGGCAAATTAACGATCAACGATTTTATTGGGATCAATGATGTTCTCAAGGCAAAGCTAGATGCCCTATATGGGACCGGTTTTACTGATTACCTGAGTAAACAGGCCGAATTTAATCAGGCCATGGATCAGTTGCGTCTGCTTGGTGGCGGCGTAGCAGCGGTGATTGGAACAGCAGTTTTACCCAAGATCACTGCACTAATCCAAAAGGTATCCAAGGCTCCGCCAGATCTTTTGGCCTTTGCGGCGGCATTTACGTCTATTGGTTTGGCGATCCTTGGCGCTGTCGCGGCTTTGGCGGTGTTTAATACTGCTCTTGCTGCCAGTGGTATTGCAGCCGGTGCCAAAAAGATGGGCGGCTTGTTTGCAGCGGGCATGGCAGGCCCACCTCAGGTAAAAGGCTTGACCCTGTTAGCCGCTGGCGCGCTTGGAGCAGGCGCTGTCATGGGCATCGGGAAGATCAAAGAAGAGTTTGAAGGCACGATTGCTGAAATGCAAAAAATGCTGGCAAATGTCGGCAAATTTCAGCTTCCCAGTGGTGGCGGTGCTGTTGGCGATCCAGCGGCTCAAGCTGACAAGGAAGCCAAGGCAAGGAAGAAAACATTTGAGCAAATCATTGGCGCTCAGAATGCGGATATTGTTCGCGCTACTATTCAGGCAAGGCTGAACGAAAATCAAGAGCTAATCAATAAGGCTATTAAAGCTGGCAACGCCGAAGTCAAAAAGGGCCTTGAAGAACAGCGTAAATATATTGAAATTGATACTCGGATTGAAACCCTAACTGAGTTAATCAATCTGGGCAAAGCCAAGCAAAACAGGCTTAGCAGAACATCTATCGAATATGCGACGCTTGAAAATGGCGTTCGTTCTATATCGGCTGAATTGTTGTTGCTGCAGCAAGAGCGCCGCAGTGTTGAACTTGGAATTACGCAAGATCAACTAGAAGCTGACGCACAAATCAATAAGCTGCTGGAAGAACGCTTAAAGCTGGCTCCGGGCGGATATTTCGGCGCTGATGAATTCACAAAGAGCGTTACCGATCAAACACTGCCTGAAGCAATCAAAACGCTGCAAGAGGAAATGCGAAAGCTCCTCAACCCTTCGTATCAGATTGTTGAAGCTGTTAATGCTATTGGCGATGCGTTTGGCAATTCGTTCAAGGGAATAATTGACGGAACAATGACGGCCCAGCAAGCCTTAGCTAATTTCTTCCGTTCTGTCGCCAATCATTTCTTGGATATGGCTGCTCAAATTCTTGTGGCAGCAATCAAGATGCAATCACTGCAAATCATTCAAAGCCTGTTCCCTCAACTTGGCGGATTTAGTTTTGGCATTGGAGGGGCTGTGCCTGCTGGTTTAAGCGGTCTTGGTGCCCTTGCTAAACCCGGCATTCTTCCCGGTATTTCTGGTGGCATGTTGCCTGGACGTGCCAATGGTGGTTCTGTGATGGCTGGTCAGTCCTACATGGTTGGCGAGCGTGGGCCTGAACTGTTCACTCCTGGACGTAGCGGCGGCATTGCTCCAAACGGCTCGATTGGCGGTGCAAATATCGTGGTTAATGTGGACGCAACCGGCAGCAGCGTTCAAGGCAACTCAGATGATTCCAAACGTCTTGGCGAGGCCATTGGTGTTGCCATCCGTCAAGAACTGATTAAACAGAAGCGCCCAGGAGGCTTGCTCTCGTAATGGCTACTTTCCCGGCAATCACCGCAAGTTACGGCGCTCAAAAGACCAGCCGTCCTAAGGTCCGCTCTGTTCAGTTTGGCGATGGCTACGAACAGCGGCTGATGTACGGCATCCCTTCGCACATGAACCCGAAGGAATGGAGCCTTGCGTGGCAGAACATTACTGAAGCCAATGCCGACACGATTGAGACGTTTTTGAACGCAAGGGCAGAAGACGGCGCAAGCTTTGATTGGACGCCACCAGATGAGGCAACGGCCTACAAGTGGGTTTGTGCTGAATGGAGTAAAACAATCACATATAACAACCGCGCCACGATCAGCGCCACCTTCCGCCAGGTCTTCGAGCCCTAATGGCAGTCCCAACCTCAGAACTCCAGAAGATCAACCCAAGCAGCATCATTGAGCTGTTTGAGCTGGAAACCTACGCCAATCTGCATGGCTCAGCCACAACGTACCGCTTTCACGCTGGCACCAACGACGTAGGCACTGGCGATCTGGTTTGGAATAGCAATACCTACAGCAAGTTTCCGATTGAGGTTGACGGCTTTGATTACAACGCCGAAAGCGGCAGTCTGCCCCGTCCCACGATCCGTGTTTCCAATCTGTTTGGCACGATCACCACAATCTTGCTGGGCGTTAATGCAGGCAATCCCGGCAACGATTTAACCGGCGCGAAACTGACCCGCATCCGTACATTGGTGCGCTACATCGACGGCGCTAACTTCTCAGGCGGCACCAATCCTTACGGCACCCCAGACGCAACCGCCAAGCTGCCCGACGAGATCTATTACGTCGCCCGAAAAGTCTCTGAAAATCGTGACCTTGTTGAGTTTGAACTCAGCGCTAGTTTTGACCTAGCTGGTGTTCGTAGTCCCAAGCGGCAATGCAACGCCAACCTTTGTCCATGGATTTACAAGGGTTCAGAGTGCGGCTATAGCGGCAGCAATTACTTCGACGAAAACGACAATACAGTTACCAGCAGCAGCGCGGACAAGTGCGGCAAACGCCTGAGTAGCTGCCAGGTGCGCTTTGGCTCGACCAACGCCTTACCGTTCGGTGGCTTTCCTGGTATCGGCGCGTTCAACGGATGAATAAAACCACCAAGGCTGAAGCACTGGAACACGCCAAAACGGAAGACCCGCGTGAAGCCTGCGGGCTGCTGGTGGTCATCAAGGGGCGCAAACGGTACATCCCCTGCCGCAACTTGGCAGAAGGCAACGAGTTTTTCATCCTCGACCCAGCGGATTACGCCGCCGCCGAAGACAAGGGCGAAGTTGTGGGCGTCGTTCATAGCCACCCAATCACCCCGCCAATCCCCAGTGAGGCAGATCGCGTTGCCTGCGAAAAGTCCGGCTTGCCCTGGTACATCGTCAACCCCAAAACGGAGCAATGGGGCGAGCTGTCGCCTGAAGGCTACAAAGCACCGCTGATTGGGCGGACGTGGGTCTGGGGCGTCAGTGATTGTTGGACGCTGGTACGGGACTGGTATGCCGAACAAGGTTTGCACCTCCCAGATTGGGAGCGACCCACCACCCCGGAGCAGTTCAATGAGAACCCGATGTTTGATGACTGCTGGCGGGAAGCGGGCTTTTACGAGGTGGACATTGCTGAGATGCAGCCGGGTGATGCAATGCTGATGGCAATCGACTCGGGCAAGCTCAACCACGTCGGGGTCTACATCGGTGACCAATTGGTGTTGCATCACTTGCGGGGTCGCCTGTCCAGCCGTGACTTATTGGGCGAGTGGCTCCTAAAATGCACCGGTAGGGTCTTGCGCCATGGAAAAGGAAGTTAGGCTCTACGGTCCACTGGCAAAGTTCATCGGTCAGCGGAAGTTTTTAGCGGAGATCAGCAGCGCAGGCGAAGCAATCCGAATGCTGCTGGCAAACTTCCCCGGACTAGAACGCCACATGGCAGACCAGCATTACAAGGTAATTGTTGATAACTACGAGAGCGATTTAGACGAGATCCACTATCCCGCCAGTCAAGTCATCAAGATCGTTCCGGTGCTGGGCGGTGCCGGTGGTGGGGTAGGGAAGGTTTTAGCAGGTGTTGCATTAGTTGCGGCTGCCATTGTGCTTGGTCCGGTAGCTGGCGGTTTCTTGGGTCTTGGTGCTGGATTAGGTGGCGCTGGTCTTGGCATTGTTGGCGCTGGCGTTGCAACAGCAATCGGCTCTGTTGGTGTTGCTCTTGTTCTTGGTGGTGTTTCGCAGCTCCTATCGCCAACCCCGCAACTTGGTCAGCTTGGTCCGGCGACTTCATCAATCGGTAACCGCACAACCACAACCGAAGCCACGGAACTCGACCCGCAGGAGTCCTACAGCTTTAGCGGTATTCAAAACACCAGCCGTCAAGGTATTCCCGTTCCCGTTGTCTACGGCGAAACTATCGTTGGATCTGTAGTCATCTCAGCAGGCATCGACGTTGACACGATCTGACATGACTGACAAAAAACAAAAACAGATCATTGGTGCCGGTGGTGGCGGTGGTGGCGGTCAAACAGTTGTCCAACAAACGGTTGTTGTTCAGCAGTCAGCCCCGCCCGCTGTACGTACACCCATCCGTACGTCAGACAACTTGGCGTCCACGGCGTTTGCCAATATCCTCGATCTGATAAGTGAAGGTGAAATTGAAGGTTTTCCTTCAGCACGTGCCTATACCCGTGGCACAACAAATTACAACCTTGCTCTTCTCAAAGACGTTTATCTAACTGATACCCCAGTCTTGCGCTCTGGCGCTGACGTAACCAACCTGTCAGAGACTGACTACAACTTCAAAGGCGTTACTGTCACCACGCGCTATGGCACCAACGCGCAGGATTACATCAGCGGTTTTGAGGCGGTTGAAGACGTTATCAGCGTCAACACCGAAGTCAAACAGGCAACACCAGTAACGCGGCAGATTACTGATACCAATGTCGATGCAGTTCGCGTCAGCATTGCAATCCCGAGGCTGGAACGCGGCACAGCAGAAGGCGACGTTCTCGGTACTGACGTAACAATCAGCATCCAACTTCAATACAACGGCGGTGGTTATACAACAGTCAAGACCGACACGATTAGCGGTCGCACGGCGGATAAATACGAGCGGGATTATCTCGTCGATATCAGCGGATCATTCCCTGTTGATTTGCGTGTGGTGCGTGTCTCAGCCGACAGCACTGATACCAACGTCAACCCAACTTATTTCGTTGCCTATACCGAACTGATTTATCAAAAACTGCGTTATCCCAACAGCGCCCTTGCTGCAGTTCGCTTCCAGGCAGAACAATTCAACAATATCCCAGCCCGTTCATATCGAATCCGTGGCATCAAGGTCAAAATTCCAAACAACGCCACCGTTGATAGCAACACCGGCAGGCTGACTTATGCAGGCACATGGACCGGCACTTTTGGCGCTGCCCAATGGACGACCTGCCCGGCGTGGATCCTGTACGACCTACTGATTAACAAGCGCTACGGCTTTGGCGATCATGTTGCAGAAGCACAGCTCGATAAGTTTGCCTTCTATGCCGCCAGTGTGTACGCCAACGAGCTTGTTGATACTGGCTTGGGCGACGGCAGCACGGAAGCGCGGTTTAGCTGTAACGCCCTGATTCAAAACCAGTACGAGGCGTACAAGCTGATTAACGACCTGTGCAGTGTGATGCGCTGCCAACCGTACTGGTCAACCGGCGCGTTGACGATCACACAGGACAAACCAACAGATTCCACCTATCTATTTAACCGTTCCAATGTGCTGGAACCTGGCTTCAGTTATGCCGGTTCAGACCTAAAAACCCGTCACACTGTTGCTGTTGTCAGTTACCTAGATCTCAACACCCGCGAGCAAAATTACGAAGTCGTCGAAGACCGTGACGCCATTGAAAAGTATGGCTGGGTATCCACTGAAATTAAAGCTTTTGCCTGTACGTCACGCGGTCAAGCTAACCGTCTTGGGCAGTGGATCCTTTACTCCGAGCAAAACGAAACGGAGGTTATCAGCTTCACCGCTTCGATTGATGCAGGCGCATTGATCCGCCCTGGCGCTGTCATCGACGTACAAGATCCTGTACGCGCTGGGGTGCGTTATGGCGGCAGGATCAGCAGCGCCACCACAACAATCATCACCGTTGATAACGCAGACGGCTTACCTAGCAGCAGCGCCACCCTGTCGGTACTTTTGCCAGATGGCACCTTAGAAACCCGCGATGTTTCCAGCCGCACTGGAACGGCAATCACGGTTTCCTCCGCTTATACAACTGCACCAAACGCCAATAGCGTCTGGATCCTGCAAACCACAGCAATTCAAACGCAGCAATATCGCGTTTTGACCGTCAGGGAGAAAGACGGCAATTTGTACGACATTACGGGGCTTTTGTACAACGCCAGTAAATATGCCTACGTGGAGCGCGGTTTTGAGCTATCCACGCGCAAGATCAGCAATCTCAACCCCATCCCCAGCCCACCCGGTAGCCCTGTTGCGGTTGAAAAGTTCTACGTCGCCAACGACAAAGCCAAGGTCAAAATCATCCTGAGCTGGCAGGCAATCAAAGGCGTTCCGCAATACAAAATCCGTTATCGCGCAGGCAATGACAACTGGGAATCAGTTACCGTCAGCCGCCCTGACGTTGAGATTCTCGATACCCGCGCCGCCACCTACACCTTCGAGATTTATTCGATCAGCGCCCTAGGTCGTCAGTCCACTGACTTCACGCAGTTGTCGTATGCCGCTGTTGGTAAAACGGCAGTTCCGGGCGACGTACAGAACCTGACCTTTGAGGCGATTAGTGCCAACTCCGGTCGTCTGCGCTGGAACGAAACCACTGATATTGACGTGAAAGTTGGCGGTAAGGTCTACATCCGCCATAGCAATAAAACTGATGGTTCCGGCACTTGGAGCAATAGCGTCAACCTGATCGAAGCCAAATCTGGCAGCGCCACCGAAGCGATCATCCCGCTTGTTGAAGGTGAAGTGCTGGTCAAGTTTGCTGATGATGGCGGCAGGCTTAGCGCCAATGAAACCAGCGTCATCATTGATTTTCCGGACACGCTGGGCAGTCTTGC